ACCCCATGCTGATTTTACACAACCGACTTGTCAAGGCCGCGGTAATCGATCACCTCGACCTCATATTCATGCCGCATCTTGTACTGGATCTTGTCCGCAACGAACATCTGCCCCACGAGGGGGTTGTCGGCAACAAAAAGCTCCGGCTCTTTCTGCCCGTTGAGATAGGCGATCTCCATGATCTCCACTTCGTTCTTATCGGCGATGAGCCCCCAGTCGTTGGTGTCGGTCGTGAGCGGCAGTGTGATGATCCGCTCATGGTTTGCCCCGAACCTCCCCGCGTGCGGGTTGCCGCCCGCCACGCCTGGCCATGGCGAATTCAGGCCGTATGCTATTGATTCCAGCTCAATGGGTATCCATTCATATAGCGGACGGAGCGCGAGCTTCTTGCTGGAATCCTGTTCGGTCTGGTTGAACATGGCGGTGAGCCGGTTGTAGAGCGTCGTCACGCCGGTTGCGTCATTGGTGAGCGTCACCGCGCCGAGGTTGCCGTGATCGGAGTGGAATATTGCCTTGGAATCGCCGTCCCATGTGGCATTATCGATGATCTTGTTCCAGACTCGCTGCGCCTTGGTCCTCCGTGCCGCCCGGGCGAGACGGGAGACAAGTGTCTGGACGCTCTTTATGTCATCGTTTATCACGACCTTGCGGCTGACCGTCAAAATGACCCCTTTCTGGTTCACCGCGTATGAGATCTCTGCATCGGTCGGCATCGCGATCTCGGTATAATCTGCGGTTTCAGGATTTACGTCAGGCAGATCCCCGAAGTAGCCCACCAGGACCGATTCCATTGTTCTGAAATCGCGGGCGTTCCGTTCGTAGCTGATGAGCACATCTTCTTTGAAATCGATGGTTTTGTAATCCTGGACCATGCGGCGGTACAGCGTGTTGCCGAGCACATAGGTGAAGCTCGATGTGCTGTATGCCGCGGGGAGGCGCATCATTGACATAAGCTGTTCGCCGATCTTCTGGCCTTCCCTGCTCACACGGCCCGTGACGTCCCGGTCGCCGGTGATCTGTTCATAGGCGGCCCGGAGGGATCGCATAGGGGTGACGCTCCTGTGCCGTTCATCGACCTCGACACCAAAGAGCATGTCCATTGCCGCCTGGATCTTCTCTGGCTCCTCGCTGCCGAACCTTATCATCCCGCTGCCTTCGACCGATCCCGAACCAGCGATCTTGTCGATATACTCCTTTTCATCTTTGATCGCCGCCTGGATCTGCTCGACAGTTACCACCTTGCCGTCAAGCTGTTTTCTGACGCGCGATTGCGAGATCTCCGGAAGGTTGGACTCTTTCAGCGCGTCCCTGAGCAAAAGCCCCGCCGCGAGGATTTTTGTCTCTTTCAGCATATCCTCTGCCGACGTATCGCTCATGGTCGCGATGAGTTCCTTCATCGCCGCCGTCACCCGTGAGACAACCTCGGCTCCTGCCCCTGCCGGGACGATCGCCGCAGTGAGTAGCTCCGTCACCTCGTCTTCCGTTACTGTTTTGTCCGTTACTTTTGCCTCAATGGTCGCATACAGGTCTGGCCTCTGCGCCTTTAAGGCAGCCAATAATTTGTTCAGCATCTCTGCCTCCTTCTGGCCTGCCTTAGCGGCTGCGGCCATTCTCAAGATTTTCCCCCCTGCTATGGGGTCGTACACTACATCAACGGAGTCGACCTTGACGATCTCCTCCACCTTTTTCGGTCCGGATGCCCCGGCCACTGACGTCCTTGCCATGACATCATGGGAGAGGCCGACGATGTCCTTTTTGCCCCGGGCCCATGCGTCGGCGATCATATCCCTCAGCCATTGCGAGCTTTTCAGGATATTGAAGGTGCCCTCCAGCCCGGTCGCATTCGGCTTCACATCCGATATCCAGCCTGCGAGATCCCGCACTGATTTGCCGTAAGGGTTTGCCGGGTCGTCGTGCTGCCCCTGCGTGAGGGCAAAAACCCGGGCGCCCTCGTATATGGGAGCGGCGGCATGAAGAACCGCCAGCGGGTATTCTGCGCGGCCCTGCTTATCGGTCCCAGCCTCGATAATCTGCACGATCCACTTCCAGCCATAATCCCGGGCCGTCGGTTCCCCAACTGCGGCAAAAAAGCGGCCCGCCGATTGGATAGCGACATAATCAACCTGTTTTCTCACCTTCGTCATATCGCCGGTCGTGATCTTGCCGTTCTCGTCGATGGTATAGGGCACTTCATAAAGCTGGCCTGTGTCGTCGGAGATAACGCAGTGGTCAGGGTAAACGTCCACAACATCACCCCTGGAATTGGAGAACTTCGCCGTAAATGACTCGCAAAGGGCACGGCGGATCTCGTTGAAGCTCATGGCAGTTTTTAATACATCGGTCGGGTCGTTCCCGCCGCCGGCAGCCAGCAACCGTGTGAGGTTATTTCCCTTTTTTCCCATTGTCCTCTTTGCCTCCCTCTCCTCCGCTTTTCTGCGGGGTCTTGGAAACGTCGTATTTCCGGCCGTCCGCCGTCACAATGTGGAACGTGTTGCCATCGTCGCGCTCGGCGATGATATCCTTGACATCGAGGGGCCGCTCGACAGGGAAGTATCTATTCCTTTTCTGCCCGTCCTTGACGACCTCCCTTTTCTCTGATGTCCTGAATATCAAACCATCCAGATGTTTCTGCTCTACTTTTGCCATGACCTGTTACCTCCTTTTTTTATAGTTATCTGTCTCATACCTACCGCCAGTTTGCGTGATACGGCACGTGGTCGCACCCGCAGTTTATCGTCTCCGCTATCGGCGCCGCCGGATCCCGAGGGAACATCATGGGGGTCCCTCCCACCACAAAAGGCTCGCTGACGGGGACGTGCTTACCGTGCATCGCAAGATGGGCCAGCCTCGGCTTTGCCGGATGCCCGGCGTGGATCCATTGCTTTTCCAGCCCTGGTACATATTCCGATGCAAGGTCCATCCTGAGCTGCGCGGCCTCGGAGAATATCCTCCCCATCTCTGTCTGTGTTATGGCCTCCGCCCTGCGCGATATATCCGCGAACCTGCCCGAATCTATTGATTCGCCGATCGCCTTCGCGACCTCCTGCGGGGTCTTGTTGCCGACGATACCGAGCGTCAGCTCTCCCTTGATCTTGTACCAGGCGTCGCTGAAAAGACTTTCCAGGTACCCGCTGGAATATTCTTTCAGCGAATCGAGGAGCGATGTCGGCAGGTGATAGCCGGTATAGATACCGTTGACGGCAAGCGGGGCGTCGACGAGCGCCTTGCCGTGGTCCCATGCCCGGTCGAGCAGGCCGGCCAGTTCTGTGCTGGCTTTGCCCGAATAGACGGCGATCTGGCTCTCAAGAGAATTAAGCGTCTGTTTCAGGTGATGGGCATCCCATGTGCCGAGGGCGGCCTTGCCGAGCTTGGCCTGCACCTGGCCGTGGAGATCTTCGAGGATCATGATCATCGATTTCGTGCCGCTGATGATGCCCTGATCCTTCGCTTTGAGGGCATTTTTTATCGTCTGGGTCACTTTTACCATCTAAGACGCCCTCCGGATGCGCCGCCAGATCGCGCTTGACATGTTTATAACACCTGTCAAGGGAATTATTAGGGTATTTGCCTTTATCGGGGGGATTGCGTTGAAAAAACCCCCTGTTTTTGCTATCGGGAAAATCGTGGTTATCCGGCTGCCTCGGTCACTCATTGGTCACAACCTCCAGGGGAGGTCTTTTGCTGCCTCCGCGCTTCAGGTAATCGTCGTACCCTTTTGTCGCGTCCTGATCTCCCAGCGATGTTTTTATATCGTCAAAATTCATCTCCACGCCGGTGAAGCTTATTATGCTTGCGAAGATCTTCCTGGCCGTATCCTTGTCCACCCAGCCCTGTATCTCTGCGGTGACGACCGCCGTGGCCATCTGCTGTGCGGAGGTCGCCAACTTGGATATATCTTTTGTGCCCATCTCCGGGGTGATGATCGAGAATGTGGCTTCCTCGTCACTGACGTTGAGATACCGCGCCTTCCTGGCCTGGCGTATCTGGTAACCCAGCATGTCTGCCATGATATATCTCACGGTGAGCTGCTTCTGACTCAGGATCTTCACCGCCGGCCTGTCCATCTCGGACGCGGTGCCGCGGTTCACGTCGCCTCCGCCTCCGTACCAGTGCTCCGGGATGCCGAAGCGGCCAAGAATGTGATTACGGAATATCCTCGCCCCCGTTTCCGCGTCTGCTGCCTTGAGGTCCGGTGTGATGGCGGTGAGCGTTACCTTCTCGTTATGCCCGTAGGCGGAGCCGCTCTTCTTGGTGAAATTCTTAAGATGCTCTTTGATGTCCTCGGCTTTCCCGCCTTCGATCTTCAGGTCCCAGATGAACGAATTGAACTGCGGCCACTTATCGCTGTAGTCAAAGAGGAACTGTTCGTAGACGTCGAGCCAGTCAGCCACGGGGAGCAACGCAGATCTGCCACGCGGCGAGTTCGTCACGTTGTTGATGGACCAGAAAAAGCATTCTCCGTCAATGAGCTGGTTTCTGATCTGCCGGGCGGCAGGAGAGAGGACGTGCTCCGCCTCATCCGGGAGGATCGTCCTGTAACGTTTTGGATCGGCCTTGTAGACCGTGCCTCCTATATTACCGATCCATTCTTTTGTCAGAACGCCAATAATCATCCGGACGTTCTCAGGATCGGTGATCACCTGGTCGATATACGCCGGGTCGACGTACCCGACTCTCACGCGGCCGGTCTGCTTCGCGGTAAAGGCCGGAAAGCACAGCTCGCCGAATGTCTGCAGCTCGTTCACGTGCTTCGGAAAATAAAGCGGCATACGGTTCACGGGGTCGTTCCAGAATCCATCGAGCACGGCCTGGACTTGCTTATTTTTTGATTCGTAGGGCATGCCTTCCGCGAGGATAAAGGCGGTCGTTATATCGACGAGCCAGCCGGCGAGGGGGTTTGTCTCGACGAGCCAGAAGGCGATCTCCATCATGCGGTCCTGCGTGACCGGAAGGAGATCCCGCTCGGCATTGCCTGTAAGCTTCCGCCATTGGATGTCCTCTATAGTCGGAGCGGACAGCGACGATGATGCGGCAGTCAGGCGGTCGGCGCCGAGATCATACATCTTCTTGCCGAAGAGCTTTTGTGTTGCCCACTCTTTTAGTTTCATGCGGCTCTCCTCCTGCTGTAATGGTCGCGGATCCTGATGCGTTCCCGCCCGGGGCGGCCTGCATGGTAGTCGTCCTCTTTTGTCTCGCTCGATGAGCCGGCCGCCGCGACCATCTTCCCCTCCAGGAGCCGTTTGAGCATCTCCGCTCCATCGGGGCCGTCGTCATGGCCGCCCTTGCCTTTCGGGCGGTAATAGATGAATTGCCTGATCAGCTCACCCATGCCGTGCCGTCTGAACCTCATCCAGCCGTTTTTTATCCACGGCTGAAGGGTGATGATCCGAAGGTCTTTATCCGTGTTCGGCCTGTCTCCTCTGACGTTGATCGTAAGACCGCGCTCGTGCGCCTCCTTCTCGAAGGTATCCTTGAAATATTCCTGGAACTGCACTTCCTCGATAACCACCTCGTCAAAGGGATCGCGCTTGTGGTACCCGAGCGTGTCGTCGATGATCTTGTCGGGGTGCCGTTTCTCGATGTCACCCACGGTGAGGTAGATGATCTTATCTTTCATCCTGCCCGCGATGATCGCCGAAGGATCGTTGTGCTTCGACTTCTTGCCGAGCGATGGATCGATCGCGCATCCCTGTGGGATGCCGGTCAGGTCTACCTCGTCGTCATCCCAGTACTGGATCCACTCCTCCAGGAATACGGCATCCTCCGGGTTAATAGGCTCGTTCTGTTTCTCCGAGTTGAAATACGCAGGGCCCTCGGAGATATACATCTTCATCAGGTAATAGTACGGCTCGCGCTCGGGCCAGAGGACCTCGGTGTTCGCGAGCATCTCCTTTTCGTTCTCCTTATAAAAGGCGTCGGCCTGCTCCTCGGCCTCTTCCTTGGTAACGGAGACGTCCGTAAAAAGGGCCTCCCAATGCTCCCATAGCTTTGCCTTTGACCAGCTCAAAATGGATTTGAATTTCCTCCCCTTCCAGCCGGGCTTGCGGAGCAGGTTCGCCAGGAGGGAATC